ATACGCCAGGTGTGGCGCACATCATGTCCGCCGTGGAGATTGTCACCACAGCGTGATATGCCGCAGACAAAGGGTTTGTATTCATAGATCTCGATTGTGTAACCCAGAGATGCTGCTAAATCTAAAGAGAATTGCCTGCTCTGGCCGCCCCTATAAGTCAGCTTTGAGACCACCAATTGCCGACGCTCTTGCAGGGTTTCGCCTGGCAGGCTACAGACATCAGGCATGTCCGAAAACACTTCCCACTCAGGTTGCAATTCCAGGGAACTTCTGGGGTCTAGCTCATTACGCAGATCACTACGACGGGCATCGATACGGGCAAACTCTTCTGCACAGGCTTCCAGCATTTCATACACACCACTACCTGGTTGACGAAACCCATCCCACAGTAGGCCATTAGGCAGTAGGGCCAGTGCTTGCTGAAGATATTGTTCTTTACTGAAGGCCATTAAAGCGCTTGCCAGGTGGGTGTGCCCAGAGTGGTTATTTCACCATCGCCCAGGGTGACATTAGCAGCTGGGCTGACTATCTCATGGTCTTTTTCTCCGGCAGCCAGGCTAACGGCTTCACGGATATGGGAGATCTTTAGGGTGCCTTTACCTGTGCCATCTTCGGGTTGTACACGACGTATCAGATCTTCCAATTCAGCCTGCACTGCCGCCTGTACCAGCGTGGTGTTAGGGCTGAGCTTGATGATGGGGTTCAATGGTGTAGCAATAGGCGGCACCACAAAGAGACCACTCATACCTGCGGGGCGTAGCGGTTCAATATAGTCAAAGAGCGCTGTTGCATTGGCGGCTAAGGGAATGCCATCCGCATAGGTATCATCCATCATGAATCGCACGGTAACGGTGCCAGCACCCATCTCATTTCCATAAGCCCAGGCCCGCGTCACGCCAGGGAATTCCAATGCCCAGGTTACGTAGTCTGTGAGACTGCCGCCGTGGATAGGGTTTTGCACACGACGGTTAAGCCGCGCCCTTTGCGCCTCTTCTTCCTCAATTTCAGTCCCACCTGTCAGGCCATTACCATCCACTGTAGCCTGGCTGGGTACGCCTTCCAGGGTCTCGACCAATGAGAGCGTAGTGCCTGCATCGGTGTTGCCATCCACGCCCGCCTTAACAGCCGTTAGTGCAACTGTGGCAGAGCCACCACTGATGGTGACTTCAGCACCCACAACAAACTCGGCACCATCATCACGCACCATCACGGTATCTACGGGGATGGGTGATCCATCGATGCCACCGGAAAAGACTGCATTACCGCCCGATGCCGTTGCAGGCAAAAGGCCAACACCCCACCAGGTGGCATGGCGTTCCAAATCTTCACCTTTAGCGGTACCTGGATGGTAGTTTTTTGCCTGTGCATCAAGGTGGCCATGCAACCCATGTGACACACCCACCAGGGCCTGCCTCACACCATCTACCACAGCATTGGCTACTTCAGGATCTAAACCTGCCAGCTCAAAATCACTTGCTGTTCTTTGCTGAAGCGTGGTTATAGGGGGTCTATTAAACGGCATTTAAGCGGCCTCCAACATAAAAGGAAATTGCTCGGCCCACTCAGTGCCATCACGTAGAGTGATGCTGATATGCATGACCAAAAACCCACGGCGCTGCCATTCAGCATCAATGATGATCTCAGTGGCACGGCCGCTCTCAATCATCCATTGCAAAGCCTCTTTGGCATATTCAATGGCACGTAGACGGGTTTCATTGGTCTGTTTGGCACGACGCAGCAGCCACAGGCGTGAACCCTTTGGGCGAATTTGAGGGGATGGGCTGGAGCCATCATGTGGGTAATCATCGTTCCAATTGCCACCCATGTAGCCTGAGTTATCGGGCAGCTCATCATCGGGATTGGCACGGCGATCGGTATACAGCGAGACAATAACAGCAGAGCGTGGACTGTCATCCAGCGCCAGTGTGCCGTTGGCGATACTGAGTCGCCAGCTGCCGAGATCGGTTTGGTAGATAGCCGCATCGATCATTCGACTGAATCTCCTGCACAACGTACCTTTGAGCTGCCGCTTACAATGGGCCAATCGCCTTGGCTGGAACCGTTGCCTACTCTGACCAGATCCCCAACCCTGGCGACCCGTAGGCCACCTTCTGCACCCAGATGAACATCATCGCTTTTGACTACAACCTTGGGGGCTTCCACTTCTATGCGGTCACGATAAAGAACGACCTTTTGGCCTTGATCGTCAAACATGGCCACCTCACCATCTTCATCTAATACCAGGCGATAGCGCCGATCATCACACTTGATCACCACATAGTTGTTAGAGCGTCCACCCAGGGCCATCACTACCGCCTGGGCATCCTTGTGCGGGCGGCCTGTAAAACCATAATCCTGTACGCGAAAGAGGTTGGCCACTTCACCGGACAGGATCTCCACCTGCATCTTTTGCAGGCCCGCATCATCCTGGGTCATCTTAACCAATGCGCGGCGGGCAAACTGGCTGGTGAGTCTGCGTACAATGCGATCTTGTCTAAGATTTTGTTTCATCCCCAAACCCCTGCTTCACCACCAGATGGCTCGGGCAGTTCAATTAGTTCAAATGCTTGGGGTGGCATGACGGTCAGCTCAGTGATAAAGCCATCCTTTTCATTGAGTATCTGCGTTACACCCGCGATCAACATATCGCCGTTGTATTTCGCATAGACATCTTTCACTGGGATAATCTGATTGGGCTGCCACAGCTTATTACCGGCGTGGTACCAACCCTGTACCGTGTATGTTGCTGACCTGGCCCGACCTGCCAGTACATTGCGCTGCCAGATGGCCCGCTTTTCTGCATCTGTACGGCTGATATCATCCTCAGCAATAATGATAAGAGGGCGATGGCGTTTAATGGCTTTATCCGTCACCGTTGCAGAGACATCATTGTCCCCCGCACCCCAGCCATCATCTGATAGCTGCTGTCCCTTAACTGTGATACTGGAGTAGCGCTCGTCATGGCTATTATTGAACCGGCATCGCTTAATGTTCTGCCCCAGTGCCAATGTGTCTGGTACACGATCTGTACCAGCGCGGGTGATCACCAGGCCGCCCTGGCCATCACTGAGCAACAGCACAGCGCGGATACGTGCAGCCGTCTCCATTACCTCAAATACTGCTTCACCTTCATCTGATTTCAGTTGCTTGAATTTGCCGCCGTAATCGGTCTCAGACCGTACGGAAACATCAAAAGGTTTACCCAATGCTGAAACGCCTTGCAGCAGATCTCGGCCCGACCATTGAAAGGAGGGTGCAGAGCAATCAACTAGATCACCCGTGCGATCACGGCCCACAATATTATTAGTATGAGTATCGGCATCATAACCACCGGGTGTTTTACCTACTGCTCCGGTGATTACCGTCGTACCATCAATGGTGATGTGGCACTTGTTACCAGGGTTGATGGGCCACCGTTCATTCTGCTTTTCCCATGTCTCTGTGTGGCTCAGTTCAAATTGACCGGCTACCTGTTCAATGCCGCGCTGGATACGCATGGATTTCCAACCGCCATAGGGCTTGCCTTTCACATGCAAACGCAAATCAGGCTCAAGCATCGATCAGTACCTCCACCGCCTGACCACCAGGTACGAAACCAGGGTGCATGGTTTGATTGCGTGTAACGATCTCATCTGCCTTTGTGGCATCGCCATAGAACTGATATGCCACTACCAGGGCAGGGAGTGTGGCGTTTGGTGTGTAGGTTGATAACCGGGGCAACATCAAGCCGCGCTCGGCAATATCACGCACCAATGCCACGCGCAGATCGACCAATGCCTGGTAGGTGATGTCATCGGCTGTGAGCGTCTCTTTCTCTAGCTGGGCGTTCAGCTCATCGCGTAGCGTGATGGCCTGGGTGTAGTTATCAAACTCCAGCGTACTGGCAGTGCGGGCAGCTTCAATCAGGGCTGTGCGTTGAACCAACTTAAAGATGGCCATCTGGTTGATGAGCTGTTTTTTACGGGTGGGTGTGATGTTTAAAGCGGCAATATCTGACTTTGTCAGGCCTTTGGTGCTAATGCCTAAAACGGCAGGTGCATCATCACCATGATCGAACATTCTTCGATAAAAATTGATGGCATCTAATGGCCCATGTACAACATTAAACACTCGCCTGATGAGGCTTTGTACCTTGTTGGCCAAAACAGCAGGCTGATAGATCAGCGCAGTAATATCTGCACTCAGCTTTTCAACATTGTCAACAAAATCGGTTATCTCTGTAGGAATAGTCGGAAAGGCATCGCTGATTCCTGCGACGATATCG